CCTAGCTGCCTGTGCCCCGCCATATGAAGAGCGGTACGCAGCTAGGGCCGTGTCGTAGCCCTTATCCGAGGCTGCTTGGGCGGCGGTAAACGCTTTCTCGTCCGCCATACGCGCTTCATTGTAGCGCAGGCGTTCTAAATTTTGCGCTTGGAAGTTTGCTTCATTCTGCGCCTGCTGCGCTATCGCGGCTGCTTCTCTTGCCGCGGCAATGGACTCAGCCGACGCGGTGCGCTGCGCTTCTAGCGCCAGCGCCGCTGCACGTTCTTGCGCTGCTGCCGCAGTGTTAGATGCTTGTTCTTGTGCCTTAGCGGCTTTGCTAGACGCCTTAGAGGACACCGCGGCGCCGACAACTGCCGATCCAATTACTGCTGCTGCGACCATGTTATTCCCCGATCCACTTGCTGTAGTATGTTTCTACAGGTTCCATTTTTAAAAACTCAAACAGCCGTGAGGCGTCTTTGTGAAGTTTGGAGCCGTAAAAGATACGATGTACGCCTCGCCTTTTAGCTTCTTTTTCGACTAAACGAAAGAGTTTTACGCCACTAAATCCACCACGCACATCTGGGTGCGTCCAAAAGATGTCCATCGTCAGCGTTAGGCACGTTTGATAATGTAGCCCCGGCGCGATAAAACCGATAAAATATCCCACTAAACGGCCAGTTTCGCGTAGCGTTACCAGCAACAGTTGCCCTGCATCGTCGCGCGCTTCGTAGATGTCGTACTGCGGATCAAGCGGTACTTTGTCTTTGTTTAGCGCCAACTCTTCCCAATGAGCGCCGTAACACGCCATCAACTCTGGTAGGCAATCCTTGTAAGGCTCGACTTGTGCCGTTATCATTACGCGCTCCTGATGTCTACAATGCAGACTATCCTATCATCTGCGCTGTTATTTACAACAGAATGTGTTACGCGATTATTGACCCACCAGATTTCGCCGCCACGGAAACTAACCGTTTCGTCGCCGCTGTGAAACAGCGCGCCGGGGAGCGACTGAAGTGCGATCTGGTAGCGGATGTAAAACTCGGCTGGGGCGCCGCCGTCAACGTGCGGCGTAATCTCACCGCCCGGCGGCAGCTTAGTGATGATGCAACGGCCAAGCTGAACGCCGTTGACGCGGTGGATTAGGTCTAGCACCATGCGGCGCAGCGATGGTAGGCGCGCCCATGCTGGATATTCTACAGTCTGGATGTCATTGACAACGCCGTTAGGGTCTTCAGGGATTTCATTAAACCACAGCCAAATGTCGCTAACATCGGCGTGAGCGGTATCAGGGTGGATGGTGCGAAGTGTGTTCTGGTCCCACAACTCTGGTTGCGTAACCAACTCCCGCAAAACAGAAGCCGTATTTAGTCCTTCAGCAATGCGTAGAAAATTCTTCATTAGCTGATTTCGCGGCCAGACGCGCGCAAGTTGACGGCGGCGGCTGCCGACGCAAGCGTCGAAACAAACCCGCCGGACGGCAGGATGTGGCCTACGATTTCTGGAAAGGTGTACGTTTCGCCGGGCTGCAGCGTCCGCGTCTTGACGATCAGGTTGTCGTTTCCTGTGCCGGCGCCGACCGCTGCCAAGTTGACGCTTACGTTGACCATGCCGCTGCTGAAGTTAGTCGCCGTGAACTTGTCAATGATAGTCGTGGTGCTGCTTGGCGCCACATACTGCGTTGTCTGCGCGTTTTCCATATTCTTAGCGGGAATGATGTTTGCTGCGATAATTGGCATGAGCCGGTCCTATCAGGTTACGTTGCCGGTGACATAGAATGTTTCAGTACCAACGCACAGCACGTTAGCGACGCCGTAGGCGGCGATGGTGCGACTGCCGGTGGTCGCAGTGCCGCCAAGCCGTAGCGTCGTGCCGGCGCCTTGTGTGAGCGTTACGGTGCTGCCGCTGCTGTTGACAACGAGAAACTCGTTACCTTCGACAAATACGCCCGACGGGACTGTGGTGGTCGCGGAAACATACAGATGCTTTCCGATGTCCGACGCAGCAGCGGTCGTGTTGAGGCTTTGCGGGATGCTGCGGTAGCCAATGGTGTAATCCGTACCAAGGCTGTCTTTGACCGTTGACGCCGACGCCAGACCTGTGATGGTCTTGTTTGTCAGTGTCTGCACTGCGTCCAGATAAACGCCATTCGTGACGGTGCCGGCGTTGCCGGACACGTTGCCGGTGATGTTGCCTGTAAACGTAACGCCGGTGATTGTGCCGCCGGTGATAGCCACGTTGTTGGAGTTTTGGCTGGCGATGGTGCCGTAGGTCGCAATGTTATCGACGGTCCATTGCAGTTCGTCAGTGGCGTTTTTCAACACCACTTTGTAGCTGGTCGCGGTAGAGAACCACAGGTTACATTCGCCGCGGGAGTCTAGAATGACAGGGTTGGTGTTGGGCGTAGCTGCCGACGCATCCGTATACGTAGCCAGCGGCGTTGTCGTACCGGCTGCATAGGTAAAGACCTTACCGCCAACCAGCGGAGTGCCGCTGGCGTCGAAGAATTGTGCTTTAGGTTGTGGAGCAAGAACAGCCATGATAAAACCTCAATTAATGTTATCGGTGACCGTCAGGATGACGGACGGAATTGCGGGTACAGGGGTGCTGGCCCCGTATGCTTCAAGTTTACAGCCTGTATCATCAGTAGACCAAACCAGTTCAAAATAATCACCTGCGTTTAACTGTACCACATAATTCCACGCAGCGATAACTGCCGCGTCGTTTCCGGACAGATTTACTTTCCCCGCGGAGTTTGCCGCATCAACGCCGTTGACCCTGTACCAGATATAAACGTGTTTGCTGGCCGCAGATGCTTTGTTAAGCTGCGCGGAAAACTGAAAGTTGTAAGTGTTTAGCCGATCTACATAAATGCGAGACGTAGGCGTGCCAATGTAAACGCCGTCAGTTATATCTGTGGTATTAAACGTGATTGGATAAGCCGTATTGATGACGGCGGCTGTTTGCGTGGTCGTGTCAAAGAACACGCCATGACGGTTATCTTCAAGTTGCGGCGTATAAGCCGGCGCCAAGTCTTGCCCGAAAGACGAACTGGCGGCTGAGTTAGCTTGGCCGCCGCCTACCAGCGTAAATAGGTTAAACAAATACCTGTACCACTCACGCGTCACCGTGCCGTCTGACGCGTCCGTAATCGGGACGCGGGCGGCGGGGATGCGAGTGAGTTGGCTCTCAAGCATTTGTGCCGCTCAACAGCAGTTCAGCGCCGGTTAGGTAGATGCGGACAGGATCACTACCAGACACTTCGTAGACGCGGTCGCGCAGCTTCTGCGTCATGCCAAGCCGGCGCCACATGACGCGGGTGCCAGTAGCGCCGATCTTGCCCATAGACGCCCAGTGTTCGTTGGACCATGTATGGCCGCCATCGTCGGACCAGCGGAGCATGGCTTGCGGGTCAAGGCCTTGGCCGTCGTTCAGGCCAACGCCTGTCTCGCACTCAAGCTGCAAAGAGTGGTTTGCTGTACGCTTGAGATTGTTCTGGCCTGTCGGCAGTGCGCGCCATGACCGCAACCAACGCTGCGCTATGTCGTTGTCCTTGAAAACATTTAATTCAAACGTGTAAATGTTGCCGTTAGCGTAGTCGCCGACAATGATATTGCCTTGGAAGTTGCACTGGCAGTTGCTGCGGTGGCGTGAGAATACACCGCTGTTGCCGGAAGGCGTAAGCGGCAGCACCGTGTAGAACGCCTCGTTATTAAACGCTTGGGCGTTAAACGCGCCTTCAGTCGGCGCGATAGCCGCGTAAGATGACCGCTGGTGCCACGCGCCGGTGGCAGCGTCGAACACCCACGTTTCGTCAGCGGACGGAAACGACAGAACGTAGAACGCGTGGCCGTCTTGCTGGTAGGTGTAGCCGACCGCGTCTTCCATGTTTAGATAGTTTTGGATGCGCCATTCAATCGCGTGCGTGGACACGCGCTGTGCGTTATAGCCAGCGGCCCTGTAAACAACGCCTTGGCCGCGTGCGTCAGCGCCGAGCCAGAACACGGTGTTGTCCATCTTGGCGATGGAGTGCGGCGCCGCGCAGCCGATTTCGTTGAACGCGCCTTGGATCGGCGAAAGCGGGAAGTCTAGACCGCCAGAGTTGTACCACACTTCGGTGGAGTCGGTGCCAAACACCCAGCACTCGCGGTGGTCTACCAATATGCCGACAACGCCGTCGGGGCTACCTTCGGCGCTGGCAAACTCTAGCGGGTCAATATCGAAGCCGTTGTAAAGCTGCGTGACCCATAGCTTCTGGCTATTGGGTTCGTTGAACACAAAATAGCCGTCCAGATAGCCGACGGTGACCGCGCCGGGGAAGTCAGGGTCGGTAATCTGTCCAAACGTGTTAGTTGATTCGTCGTAAATAAACGCGTCAGGATTGCAGGCAAAGAATATCTGCGTGCCGTTGTCGGCGATGGACACAGGGCCAGTGCCGGTTACATCGCCCAGCTTGATTGGCGTTCCGGTGAGGCTCGACAGCTTGTAGACTTCAAAACCTGATACGACGTAGAAGTCATCGCCGCGTGTCTGATGCGCCCACAACCCGCGGATCGGGCCGTCGCCCACCGCTGAAGCTGCAAGCCGGGGCAACGCTGTAGAAACGCAGGTTCCATTCCGCCTTCTGGCACCACTTCGGGGAACAAGTTTATCATGCGTGCGTCGGCAGCGTTTACTGAACGGGCCACATACGCGCTGCCGAGTATGGGGGTCTTCATTAGAAGTTTCCTGCGTAGATGTTATACCGCTGGCGTGTGGCTATGATGCTGTATGGCATCGACATAATGTCATCAGGATTGTTGATGCGCTTCAGGTTGCGCTTAGATGTCATGGCAATTCGCTGGACTTGCGGGGCAGGCTCCGTGCCAAACTCAGGCGCTAGTTCGCACGCCAAGTTATAACGGAACGCACGCAGATAGCCGGGCGGAAAATGCAGAACTGTGTCGAGCGTCGCGGGCTGCGTCAGTTCTTCTACCGAAATGAAATGCCATTCCAGCGCACGCGTAGGGCGCGGGTAAATGAACATCTCAATGTCCGGATACGTCATGTTGGTGAAGATAACCTGCGGGTATGTAGACGTTACAGTCTTAACGGCGATGCCGTCGTACTGCTGCTGGTTAATCATCTTGATGCCGTAGCTTACGCCGGTGCCGGGGTCTTTGAAATACGTAGCGTCATCCAGCAGCACAGGGCGGTTGCCGACAAAGTCGCCGGAAGGCCCAAGCGTGCGCGATAACTGGCCGGCAGGCCATGTGAAAACTTGGTCTTGCGTAGAAAAAACGGACAGGCGCTCTGTGTTCCAGCTATCAATCATCTGGTTCATGGCGCGCAGGGCATCCTGCGACGTATCAGCCGAGGGAGTTTCGCCTTCTGCCAGAACGCCTAGAAGCCTAAGCGAACCGTTGATTATGTCCCCAGCCGTTTCCATCGTTTAGTCTTCCTGCGTTGTGCGGCGGCGGCCAGTGCGCGCCGGCATTTCGTTAGCTATAGCAGCTACAGGCGCGTCAGGATAGTATCTTTCCCACCCAAAGTCTTCGTCGGCGCGGGCTTCCTCTTCGGATATAGCAACCTTTGCGCCGTGGATGTCGTGAACAAGATAGATAACGGCCATAGAAACTCCGTAAAATGGACGGCCCGAAAGCCGTCCAGATTAGTTATACGCAGTGGAGGATTGCAAAGTTAATCACTACAGCTTCTGACAGCGAGCCGCCAGAAATGTTGCGTAGGCTGATGCTGACAGAGCCAGTACCCAAATTGTTTGCAAACACGTTGTACGATCCGGGGGTCGCTTGACCACCAGAGATAGTCAGAATAACAGTGTCATTTGCAGAAATGAAGCTGTTGTTCAGCGTGAACGTAGCGTTAGTGGCAGTAGCCAACGACGCGCCGTCCATAGTGATACGCCCAGCAGGCCGGTTTAGCGTGACCGCAGTCGCTTTGCCTGACGTATTTGCTTGCGTTACTGTGCCTTGCGCGGCGGCGGTGTAGCCGATTTGCTCATCGCTCAAGAGATATTGTGCGCCAATAATATCTTGGTCGAGGTAGGCAACGCCAATAGGTTTGTTGTTAGCCATTAGTTTTCTCCTGAAAAGGATGCCCCGACCGAAGCCGGGGCAAACCTATTAGCCAGCGATGCGGTACAGGTTGTACGTTAACGCGCCAGTTTTAAAAGCACGGAACATTACGCTGCGCGATGCAATACCAAGGCCGGGGCCAACCAACGTCCAGCCAGTGCCTGCCGTGATGGTAGGTACGCCAGTGCTGGTAGCAACCAAAGCAAAGTCAAACGATGAGTTTACCTTTGCGCTGCTGATGTCAGCGTTAACAACGCTAACAGCAGGAAGTGCAAGGTCAGCCGCGCTGCCTGAAGTGTAGACAACAAGACCTGCCGACAAATCGAGAGTGGTTAGCGTAGCTGCGGCAGTGTACGCAGTAGGTACAGGTGATGTACCCAGAGTTACTTCGCCGAGATTTCCGTCGCCGACTTGATAGCCGCCGGCACCATTAGGAAGAGTCATAATAAAAATCCTTTAAAAGAGTTGGCCCCCGGCGAACCGAGGGCCATGATTAAATTAACCCCACATCCGAACAGCCATCTGCGGACGGATCGTGCTGTAGCCGTACAGAACGTCAATACGGCAAGGCATACGGTCGTTGTTGATGTCGTACTGACGAACAACGCGCAAGCTGATGCCGTTATGCACCTGACGCGAAGCCATATCTACGCCCTGTGGGAGCAGAAGGTCGGCGGTTGCGAAGGTGATAGCGTCCTTGTGGTATACAAGGTTCTGAGCGTACTGTGTGGACGCTGCGCCGACGAATACAACAGCCTTGCTGTTAGCAGGCAGTGTGTTGACCGTAGCAAGTGCGTGACCAGCCGAGTATACCGGTGCAACAGTGATGTTGCCTGCGCCAGAAGCGTTGAGCGTGACATCTGCCAACGCAACGAACTGGAACAACGAACCTGTGCTTTCACGGGTCTGTGGGTTGACTTGGAAGCAGTCAGCAACCGTGAACACGTCGCCAGCCTTGACAACAGCAGCGTTACCAGCACCAGTGATGGCGATGGTTGTTGCACCTTCAGCGGTAACAGCAGCCGAAGTTGTGCCGCCAGTTGCAGTACGCGAACCAGTGGTGAACTGCTTGATGGACTGCGACATATTGATTTCGTCGAAACCAAGTACGCCTGTACCCATCATGCCGTTCTTGAACTGCTTGCTGATCGTGTCGGTTGGGTTGAAGAGGCCCTTCAAGCCTTCGACCAAGCCAGCGTTAGCTGCTGGGTTGACGGTGGCGTAGCGTGGCGACATCACCGCAGCGTTTTCGTTCAGCTTCTGCTGTGCAGCAAGAAGAACTGCCGAAGTGCCGGGAGTTGTGCCGGGCGTGCCGACCGAGTTACCGATGGTTGCAAACGAGTTTGCAACGTCAGCGTCGATGCTGGAAGCAAGCTGCGAGATACGTGGCTTGAGAACGCGCTCTGCGAAATCGTCAAGCTGCATGGTCAATTCAGCAGATGTGAAGTTGACGCCGATGTGCTTCTGGTTGGCAACGGTCAGCGTTGTGAACTGTTCGTTGTCGTCCTGTACCTGAAGGGCTGCGCCGTCAGTTACAAGCGCACGGTCTGGAAGACGGATACGCAGGGTTGAGCCAATTTTAGCACCTTCGACAGCAAAGCTATCGTCGTACTGGCGGTTTACGTTACGTGTGAGTACGAGGTTGTTCTCCAGAATTTCCAGAGCCTTCCGCGTAATCATGTCAATTGTTAAAATCGAGTTAGACATGGTAATAATCCCAAATTATCTGTTGCGTTGTGCCTCGTACTTCTTGATCTGTCGCATCCGTTCAGCTTCGATCCATTCCGACGTACTCA